ACAGTACATTCATAGATGTCGAAGAACTTATGACTTCCAGCGACAAAACGTTTTACCGTTTTGATGTGGTTCATTTACAGAACTTTACCTTCAGTTTTATATTTGATGAGTGCTTGAAGATACCACAGAGCTTTGTTTAACTCTTGGACTTCTTGGTCTTTATTACCACAGCGCATCAGGTATTTATACACTTGACCGAACAAGTGAGCTTCTACACCTGACTTACCTGCAAGCATGTCAACCATGAGTTCCATGTATTGTTTACCTGCAGCTACATTCTTGTAGTGCTTAGGGTTAATATGATCTTTGTTTTCTAACATATCAATTTCCTTGTTATACTCCATACCGAATACTTCAGACCAACCTTTTTCAATCTCTTGACGTTCTTTTTCAAGGTATTGTTGGGCTTTAATATCAAAGTAATCTTCATTATCCCATGATGCAAGGATTTTATCGTATGCTTCATCAGATACTGGGTGTTTAATAGTGCTCATCAGTATACATCTCCGTTTAGGTTGATTTTGATATCTTCATAAGGGGCGGCAACCCTACGATAGAACTCTAGTTTAGCTCCTTCAAGCGCACCAACGATGTCGTTGATAGATTGATAACAAGGCATTGCATTGTAGTAGTCACGAATGAACGTAGTAATCATGAAGTTTAATTCACCTGCAGTACGTGGTTCATACTGCAACATGTGGTTTGATTGACGGTCTTCTTGAGTGATGTATGGCATTATTTGTATTCCTTGAAACGTTGTAAGTCTTTTCTTTGTTCTAATTTAGGTTCAATTACACCATATAGCATTCCACCTAAGGTGATAACTGCCCAACCTGTTGCGATCATAATAATCATAAGTACTCCGAGAGAATTGTATCACAAGCTTTATCTACAGTTGAACGCCATTCAGTGACAAGAGACTCAAAGAATGGATGAATGGTTGAATCATTAGACTTGAATGCTACAACAGGGATTTGTAACACATAAGCTGCATAGAATACTTCCATAGCAGTACCGTGTTTAGGTACAAGTGGATTATCTAGGTTAGCTAAGATTAAGTCAGACTCACGGATATCACGAAGATCTAATTCAAAGATACGTTTCATATATTTCTTTTCGAAAGAATGAATACGTCTGCATGGATTAAGTATCTTACATGTTGGAGCTAACAGGTGTGTTGCTGTTGAACGCCAGCCTTTAGCTTCATCAACAGAGACATGCTCCATTGGACCAGCAAGATATACTGTTCTACGATTCATTTAGTTACTGTCTCCAAGTATAAACCGACATTACCGATAGCATAACCTAGGAAAGCAATGCTTAGACCTGTACTACCTTTAAAGAACAGATCTACGCATACTGCTAGGTATACTAGACCGATCAAAGCTATTAGTGTTGAACTCATAGTTCCTCTATAATTTTAAGGACATTGGCTGTAAACCAGAGACCGCCTTGGGACTCTGGACGTTGATGATGCATCAGATCATTGATTAGTACTTTACACCATACACGACCTTTCTTTGATAAGTGTGGAGCAACAGGTTTAGCACAGGCATGCCATCCTGGACGATGTGCATAGCCTTTTGTTTTATGATCTTCAGCAAAGTACCAGACATCGGTAACAAGCTTTTGTTTACGATTAATAAACAGTGGACCATAAGTACCGTCTTTACGTTTACGGAATAGTTTATATGCTATCATAGTTAGATATCAAAGTTAACGTCAACAATCTCCATCTGACCGGGATCAAAGCCTAATTCTTCATAGACTTTAGACTCAGCTTCTTCTTCATCGATAGCACAGACCCAGACAGTTCTTGTGTTACTTACTTGAAAGCAGTATTCGTTCATTACTCTTCACCTTTCTTGTATGGACGATAGATATACAGAGAACATTGTTTAGCAGTACAGTTGGTTATGTCTGTACGAATACCTCCTACACAGTCATTACAGAAATTTTTAATAGCTTGTAATGGAGAAGTTTTCTTTTGAGCTTTCTTTAGCTCTTGTTCTTCATTCCATGCTTCAAGGAACTTACCACCTTTCTTTTGTGCATAAGCTTTTTCTTTACGCCACTGTTCAAGAGCTGCTTTGCCCTTCGCTAGTACTTCTGGATTCATCGAGCGTTTCTTTTTGACGGAGTTCATCGTTAAGTTCCATGTTCATTGTTGTACATACTTTGGCGGCTTCTGCTTGGAATAGATAGCAGACAGCATCTTCAAGAGAGATATCACGACCTGCTACACAAAAGTATGGTCGATCGTAACCTTGTTTGGTGAATACAAAGTATCCGTTAGACTCTGGTTGGTTCAAGATACACGCACCTCAAATGTTATGTTGTCTTTGATTGTTTCTTCAACAAGTTCTTTTAATAGACTTGTATTTAGGTTAGAACTAATTCGATCATCCCAGTCGATTTGATCATCATACTCAGTAATATCAAACTCATTAGTCATGTATTCAACAATAGCATCAGCTATTTTATCATCAATAATTTCTTCAATACGTTCAGCAAGGTGACTATTAAGATAGTTTTCTACGAGTGTGTTGATAGAAATGTTTTTGCTTGGGTGATAGACTCGATCAATTTCTTCAGCAAGAGTATTGATTAAGCAATGTACAGCTACATTGATACCGCTTTGATCGGTATGCTTTAGAGTAGCAATCATACTACTTAGGTATGATAGTGACTCATCGATGTTATCATGAGTGGCAAACAAAGAACTACGGTATTCACTTAATGGATTTTGCATATATGCTTTCAGAGTGAGGAATTTACTTCAACGAATTGAGACACGATTTCTTTGAGTACATCTGGATGGATTACATCAATGATATCAGTATCTTTATGTTTAACTTCAACAACATAGATTTCATCAGCGTAGTCGGGTTCATAACCTCCTTTTTCATCACGGATTTGACAAATGCTACCTGCTTCTACTTCGATAGTGCATTCAAAGTCTGCATTATCAGTGTAGTACCAATGATTGTATTGTGTCATTTGAGAGCTTTCAATGATTCACGGATTAGTTTAAGTTCTTTACGGATGATACGAGCACGAGTTTTACAGTGGTTTAGGTTAGCAAACTGGGTTACTGTTCTTGGATTTGCTTTATCAGAGTTCTTCCAGTACAAAGCAATCATTTCTTTGTAATATGACAGGTCATCTTCAAGTGTAAACAAACGTTTACGAAGAAGCTTTATGATTTCTGACCGATGTTTTGGTGGGATTACTACTACAATGTTGTTCATGTATCATTTCCTCAAAGATTTTCCATAGGTGTTTGAATTTTTCATCATAGTAGGATGCCACTATATGACGATCCATGCCTGAGCGTAGATCATCACATACTGACCAGCATCTCATGATGGCTTGCTCTAAGTCATACCTATCACTGTTCATAGGTGATGTCCGTGTGCAGCAGCTACAACTTTAAGTAGCAGACTTTCTTCAACTTTAGGTGTATCTGCTACTCGTTCAATGATTGTGAATAAACCTTTCTCGGATGGATTATAGATTGTATCTACTGAGTATTGACTTACAAAGTACAGACAGTTGTTCTTTTCATTGTAGTATACACCTTTACTATCCCAGCTTTTAGCATCGTAGTAGTTTTCAGGTATCGATTCAACAACTTCAACGTTGAATTGAATTTTGTTTGACATATATTCGTACAAGTCCATTTTATTTCCTTATCAGATAGAGTTGATTAATGAAAGGGCTTCTTCAGCTTCGTCACACAGGTAAAGTTTATCGAGTACTTCTTGTTTTAGTGCTTCATATTTGTTTTGTATTTCGTTACGTTTATTTTGATTTTCGTTATATTCTTTATCAAAGTCATCAGAGAAAATTAAACCTTCATTTATAGAACGGATGTTCCAGATATTTCTGAATTCTTTTTTATCAATCAGTGGTACATTATAGCTTTTCAATAGGTCGTACAGAGCATCGGCATCATCTTTCTTTGAGGAAATAAATTTGGGAAGTTCAGCCTCAAGCTTCTCACGGATCTTTTCATTGAGACGAGTGATAGCGTAGTCACGTTGAGTTTTATTGAGTTTCATTTTGTATATCCTATAAATTAAAAGAACAGAGGGAAATAAAAATCCCTTATGACAGACCACTTAAGGACTATCACAAGGGATAATTATATTTTAGAACATTGCTTCTTCAGACGCATCTGTATCAACAGAGGCACCTTCAACATCGAAGTCAACAAAGTTCTCAGATTTACGTTCATAACGAACAAGATCAGTTACTTGTACAGCAACTAACATTGTTGAAGTACCTGACTTACTTACTTTACCATTAGGCAACTTGATTTCATATGGTGAGCAGTACACCATAACATTACCTGTAGAACCATTACCAATCAACTTTGGATCAAGCTCTTTCTTACCTGCATCAACAACACGAACTTTAGCGGCATCAGTACCATCTTTCTTGAAGGCTTTCTTCTTAAGATTAACAGAGATCTTACCGCCTTCAACTGGTTTAACTTTACCGAACTGAGAGAACTCTTTCTCACGTTTCTTGTCACCTTGAATCTGCAATTCATACTGATCAACACCGAATGGTGATACAGGTTTATCTAACTTAGCCCAGAACAGTTGAACGTCTTTGATGATTGTGTTTGTGTTTGCTTGTGTCATTATATATTTCCTATGGATTTAGTGATAGCATAGCTATCGCTATACTATAAAATTACATTCGTGTATACTTCTCGCTAGTCGGATCCTAATAGATAATTGTTATCTATAGTATACAAACAAGGAGAATAAAGATGTCATCAGGTGGTAAAGCCCGTAACATTAACTCACTGGCTAACTTAAAGTTAATTACTTCAGAGACAGCTAGAGAGAATCAGAAAAAATCTATTCAATCAAGAATGTTGAATAAACAGATCAGAGAAGAGTTTAAACTCAACGCTAAGAACTTCCAAGAAGTAATGAAAGACTTACCTCAACTATCTTCATTGGATGTTCTCAGAATGGCGATGCATCAGGCACTTCAACAAGATAACTTTGAAGATGCAGCTCGATACGCTAACATGATAGCAGAATATGAACAACCTAAACTACAAAGGATTGATCAAACTACTACCACACGTACAGCTGACCTCTCAGATGAGGAGCTTCAGAGGATTATCGCAGAAGAAGGTCTTGATAGTAAGTCTTCAGAGTAATGTCATAAGAGAATGTCTTTAAGGTAATACCTTATTGATATTCTCTTTTTTATTACTCTTTAATAATATACTTTTAATAAATATATTATATAATATTACCCACGGAGAGTATCCTATTAGGTACCAGCTAAATAAGATTATGATTTCATTGGCTTTTTCTCCTGTAACACATAAAGGACTTCTACTTCGTATGGTTGAGCTAACGAGTAGAAGGTTAGTTTAGAGACATCAACATGTTCGTCCATTGATTCTTTGTATCTTTTGATACATTGTTCGACACTGATACCGAACTCTGTGCAGAAATGTTCGTCAACACACATCCATAGTGGTTTGTTCATTTGTCGAGTCTCACTTTCTTGATCCATAATAGTTTACCTTTAAGAAAAGCTTTTTGGATACCTGTGGTATCGTCAAAGACAACAGAGATTTCAGAGCTTATCTTAGATTTGATTCGTTGGATAAGGTCTGTGTAGATTCTGGCGGCTGAGTGCATATTAGTATTGATCTTGTGCGTCAACTATATCGTATATCATACGATTTATTTCTTGAAGACGTCTATGGGTTTCGGGATTATCTGTGACTTCATTAGGTAGTGTCTGGTAGTATGAGAACATGCTGTACATATCGTTGTGTTCTTGTTGGGTTTCTACGGTGATTGTGATTGTGTAGGGATTGAATACACGTTTACTTACGGGATTAGTAGTGATTTTCATATTATACCTCAGTGATTAGTGATTGGATTGTTTGTTGGCAGTTCGTACATGTGAATATAGCGCTTTTTACACCATACTCATTATGTATGATACATACTACTGGGACGTCTTCTGAGTTGTATTCGAGATGACAGTCTTCACAGTGCACAAAGTACAGTCTTTTGTACATTTAGACTCCTTGGTTAAATTATTACTGGTCAGTAGCTTTTTAGACATTGTGTTCAGGTTTTTACCACACGAAAATCCTTGCAGAAACCCCTCAGGTCTCGCCTGTTTCTCAGCGAAATGTCCTGAGGGAATGTCTTTCAGGTACTGAATCTAGCTTTGTCTATTAGTTCCTGTCTGGTTTCTAGTTCTTGTTCCTGCATTTGATACCATTTCTCCTCTTCTTTCAGGTATCTTCTGTGTTTTACCAGTTGATGGTATATACCTTTCTCAATGTCTGTGAAGAAATCTATCTTAGACATAGCGTTTGTTACTGCATCTAGCTCTGCTTCAGAGAGGTCTAGTGTATATTTCCCGTAGGAATGTCTTAGGTATGCCATTTTGGTTAGTCCTCAATGAATTGGTCATATATTGCTGTGTATTCTATGATAGAACCATCCAGCTCTACTGTGTTTACCATGTTTTCGATGGTCTTTTTGTTGTCTGCTACTGCATACACCATGGTTTGTCCTCTGGTGTTCAGTGATGTGATGACTTTACAGCCAAACTCGTGGACTGCCTCAATCATTTCCTCTAGTGTACAGGCAAAGTCGTCAGGTCTGAGAGGATTTAAGAGTAAGTAACGTGATGTTTTCATGATTTTCCTTAGGCTTCGATGATTTCATTGAACCAAGTGTCAGAACTCCAACCAGCTGTGACACCAAACCTTACTTGTTTGCCAACCAAGCTACGTGCAATACGATATTGCTTACGAGCATGCTCAACGTCACGGCTAATCGACAGTTTACGGACAACTTCTTTGTCATCCACTGCATAGACGTATCTATTAACTGGGTCTGTGTATACTACCATCAACATGGATGTCTCCATAGTGAATGATGCGGATACTGTGTCGCCTTTAGTGGCATAGTTCATGGTTGCTGTAGTCATGTTAGATCCTTTTGGTAATGACTGTTAATGAAATCTTGGTACTTACCCCAAGCGGTCTCTCCGTAAGCCCGAGAAGAGCGGTCTATCAGATGTGAACGATATGAACCGTTACATCATCGAATTTGTATTTAAGTAAGTCCTTAGCAGACGTTACTTTGTCAATCAACTTGTTTGTTCTGTTGCAGTATACTAAGTACATATCATTCTCCTTTAAAAACAACATCGTAGACTCTACCATCTGGAAAGTCAGTGGTAGCAAGGTTTAGCTCGTTGCAGACATAATCTGCCTCGTGTTCCTCTTTAAACAACACTAGTATTTCTTTAGACCCATCGGGATTTGTTACAACTATCTGGTACATACACACTCCTTAAGAAAGTTGCCAAGCTTTATTTTCTAACTCACGATACTCTGCTGGTGTAGCAAGACCGGGATTATCCCATAGCATACACAATATTTCTGATATTCTGGGATTGTTCTTCCATGTAGGACAACCTTTAGCTCTCCAGTGCTTAAGGTGCCTATCAACGCATCTAGGAATAGAAAGACCTTCTTGTTTCATATTCCAGAGCATACACTCAAAGTCACCTGAGAAAGTAGCATCACCCCATAAATAACGAGCAACAGCCCGAGAAGCCTTTGGTCGAGACTTAAGGTAGTCAGAGTTAGCAATAAAACCACATGGATGCCCAACGGCAAAACCAGTAGATGTGGTCTCTTTCATGTTTGTATCAACAATACGGTTAACAATGCTTGTACGTTTAGCCATGTTTATTCTCCTTCAACAATTTCTCTAGCCAAATCATAGAACTGAAAACCAGCACACATGCTGGATACTATAAGCAGCAGTACATGCAGCATACCATAGTCAGCCTGATATTCGATCTTATCAACAGCATATAGCATGCCGTTGGACCAAAGAAGAATGTAAACCATGTGAAACAATTTAGACATATTAATCTCCCTGAGTTATGTCAACCTGTAACCGACAGGCACGGACGAGCAAAGACGCTCTCGGAAGACCCCGACAAAGGAGCCAACCGAGAAAACCCTTCAAAGAACTTCGTCATCAGCAAAGCAAGCAACAAACCAAGAGTCAGCAGAGTACCCAAAAGCAGCAAGGAAACGCACAGACTCCCCAACACGATCAGACAACCGAGCAAACACAGCGTCCACAGACACAGGGCGACCAAGCGCACGAGAAGCGTACTCAACACGGCAAACACGCACACGACCGTCAGAACACGCCACCGAAACACGGTCAGCACCACGAACCACAGAAACAACCTCCACACAACCCGACCAAGAAGAACGAGGCACAGAGGCAGCAACAGCCCGAGCAGAAGGACGGGAAGCAGAACGAGCCAAACCAACAGCGCCAGCATTACCACCAGCAGCAAAGAAGCGAGCCGAAGCAGCCGCAGCAGAAGCAGCAGAGCCAACAGCAGCAGAGGACACAGAACCGAGAACGGGCAAAGAAGAAACAAAAGAAGCAAAGGACATAACAAACCCCCAGCGGACAAACCGCAAAGAACGAACGGGAAAGCCCCCGAACAAGGCAAGGCAGACAACACGACCACCACCACGGCACCCGCACAAGCAGGCACCCGGGAAGAGGAACGTTAGCCAAGGACAACCAAAGCAAGAGACCAAACAAGAACCAACGAGTACACAACACCAACCCAGAGGGGAAGGAGCGACAAGACCACACCGACCGAGACAAGCAAGGCAGCAGAGACAAGACAGAAAACAGAAAGAGAAAGAGAAGCCACGGAACACCTCCAAGAAGCGCAGACAAGGGAAGCCGAGACGGGCAGCGCCACGCACCGACACGGCAGGGAGAAGCAGGGGGACCCCGAAAGGAGAGGAGGGGTACAACCAACAACACTTGATTCTTTTTAACACACACAAAGACTTCTACCCACGACATTCTCCAAAGACAATTCCCAAAGACCTCCCCAATAAAAGGAGGGGTACCCCAAAAAAGTATCCAAAAGATTACATTTGTAAAAATATCAGGATTATTTTTATAAAATAAATCAAATAGTTAGTCGGTACATAATAGAGAAATAATTTTTATACATGGATTATATGACAAAACAAAACAATTCTGAGAAGCTAGAGGCTCTGAGGGAATTAAAGAAGCGTGAAAAATTAAGCGCTTATAAGAATAATTTTGAATTATTCGCCAAAGAACAAATTAAAATCTTACCCAAGGACTCCTCCAAGGGATTCCAATTTTTTGAGTTTAATGATGCTCAAAAGATTGTTAATGAAGCTCTTGAGAAACAACTCAAAGAGACGGGGCGAGTAAGAGCTATTATTTTAAAAGCTCGACAAATGGGTTTAAGTACGTACACAACAGGACGGGTATTCTGGAAGAGTTACTTTAATGCTTACAATAAGTCGGTAGTTATGGCGCATGATGCGGCTACTAGTGATGCACTATTTAGTATGTCCAGGAATACTATTTATAACATGTCTGATACCTTCAGACCTGTGTTAAAGAAGTCTAATGCAAAAGAGATTATGTTTGAGCATAATGATTCAGGATATAGGCTATACACAGCCGGAGCACCTGAAGCGGGTAGGGGAACGACTCCTACAATTGCTCACTTGTCTGAGGTTGCATTCTGGAATCATGATGAAAAGATTCTGGCAGGGCTATTCCAAGGTATTTCCCAAGCGGACGGTACCGAAGTTATTCTTGAGAGTACAGCGAACGGGGTAGGTAATTCATTTCACAGGTTATGGCAGGGAGCTGTAAAGGGTGAGAATGAGTATATCGCTATCTTTGTTCCGTGGTACCTGATGAAAGAGTATCGAAGGAAAGCTCCTGAGGGTTTTGAAAGAACAAATGAAGAAGAAGTATTAGTCACAAGGTATGGCTTAGATGATGATCAGCTATATTGGAGAAGACTAAAAGTAGCTGAGGGTGGTGAGGATAAATTCCGTCAGGAGTATCCCGCAACACCTGAAGAAGCATTTATTGTTTCAGGCTCTAATGTATTTAATATTGAAAAGTTAAGTAGGTTAATTCCGCAACCAATATTAGCAAAGAGAGAATTTAACTTTGAATCCTCTATGATGGAGGATGCCAAAGATGGGTCGATTGAAATATTTAAATACCCTACTTTTGAAGATTCCTTTGCTATCGGTGCTGACGTTAGTCTGGGTGTTGGCAAGGATTATTCTACAGCCGTGGTTATCAATGCCAACAGAGAAGTTTGCGCTGTTTATCGTAACAATACGATTGACCCTAGTATGTTTGGCGATTTACTATTTTACCTAGGACGGTACTATAATAATGCTTTGTTAGCGGTAGAGTCTAACAGTATGGGTATTGCTACATTAAACAGATTAACTCAAATGGGTTATGTGAATATGTACTACCAGACTAAGATGGCGAATGTATCTAAGGAAGAAGGTAGTAGGATTGGCTGGAGAACTACTTCAGCGTCTAAACCTGCTATTATTGGATTCTTGAAGAATGCTATTGAACAGGAAGACATTTGGATTCCGTCAAGGATTATTATCGGTGAATTGATGAACTATGTGGCAGATGAGTCTGGAAAGACAAACGCTATTGTAGGACAGAATGACGATACGGTTATTGCCTTGGCTATTGCTCTTGAAGTCATCAGGACTCACGGTGAACGATTATCAAACACAAACGTATCTTTTAAACAGAAGATGGGTAGTTATCAACCAATAGAAACTACTTGGTTATAGGAGAATATTATGGCAACTAAACAAGGATTGTATGATAACATCCATGCTAAACGAAAACGTATAGCAGAAGGTTCCGGAGAGAAGATGCGTAAGGTTGGTAGCAAAGGTGCTCCAACAGATAAGAGTTTTAAAGAGTCTGCTAAGACTGCTAAGAAGGGAAAATAGAATGGCAAAAGATCCACGTCTAGAAAGAGCTGGTGTATCTGGCTTTAATAAACCTAAGCGTACACCTAATCACCCTAAAAAGAGTCACATTGTTGTTGCCAAGAGTGGTGGCACAATTAAGACAATTCGCTTTGGTCAACAAGGTACACAAGGCAGTCCTGATGGTTCAAAGCGTAATGAAGCGTTTAAAGCTCGTCATGCATCCAATATTGCTAAAGGACCATTGTCTGCGGCATATTGGGCTAATAAGGTTAAATGGTAATATATGGCACAATTAAATGTACCCCTCCGAGGGGAAGAAAAAGAACAATTCAAGAAACTACTTAAGCCTCAACAGCCGGGTCGTGTCTTGAATCCACAGGAAAAAATCGGTGAGAAATCTAAAAAGGATTTCTACCCCCGACAGGGTTAGTCCTTGTGTCCTAAGAGAAGTTTACTTCTACTTTGTTGGCTACTAGCAGGGTGATTAAGAAATTAGTAGCACCATACAAGTCTTATTGTAGACTTTGATTGATTGAATGACTGTAACCAAGAAAGGTTTACAATGAGTGATACAAGTAGAGATATCATCCGATTTGTGGATAGATATAAAGATCCGGTAGGGGACAATGAACTCCTAGCGATGATTGAACAGGGTGTAATGAACTCTGTTGGTGACTTCTTGAATAGTTCTGACTTAGCTCGTGAACGACAGAAAGCCACTTATGAATATGGCATGATGCCACAATTCCACCTGACCCCTCAAGGTGCTTCACAGATTGTTACATCAGACACTGTAGAAGCAGTAGAAGGGTACACAGCTATTCTTGCTGAACTTATGTTTAACAATAATAAGCTTGCAAGGTTTATTCCGGCAGGTAGTACTCCTAAAGCATTTCATGAAGCTAAAACAGCTTCTGACCTTGTTAACTACGAAATCTTTAAGAAAAATAGAGGTTGGGAAGTATTAAATACATGGGTTAAGTCTGCTCTTTTGTGGAAAAATAGTATTGTTCGGTGGGAATTTATTGAAGATTTTGACTATCAGTTTGAAGAGTTTGATTCTATTGATCAAGAAAATCTTGACCTACTGTTATCCGATGAAAACACAGAGATTATTGGTAATCTTAAATATGAGCAAGAATTAATTAAAGACGAAGAAGGTAATACATTCTACAAGACTGTATACAAAGACGTTCGTCTACAAAAGAAACATAATAAAACCCGCATTCAAATTAAGAATGTACACCCAGAATGTTTCCGTATTACACGGGATGCGCACTCACTTGATGATGCCGCATTTGTGGGTATTCAGATCGATATGACTCGTTCTGAGGTTAGAAAGTTTTTCCCTGACATAGCAGAGAATATTGACTGGGACGCCATTGGAGACGGTAGCTATGATTGGGCTACCAAGTACACCGAAGAGCAAGCAGCTCGTAAGCGTCTGGTTGGTGAAGAGTACTGGCTTGGGGGAAATTCACGGGAGCTATTCCCGTCTGAAGCTAATCGACAACTCACTGTTATTGAGTGTTGGTTACGTGTAGACCGTGATGGTGACGGTATTGCTGAACTGAAGCACTTTATTATTGCGGGTTCAACAATTCTTCTTGAAGAAGATTGTGATATGATCCCATTGGCGACTCTTTGTCCCTTTGAAGTACCTCACGAATTCTTTGGTTTGTCAGTAGCAGATATGATTCGACCCACAACATTGGCTTCAACAGCTGTTATGCGTGGTTTCATTGAGAATGTTTACTTGACTAACTATTCACCTAAGTTAGCTGACCCGAATGTTGTAGACTTTAGTGCTTTACAAAACATGAAGCCTAAACAAATTATTGCTACTAATGGTAATCCAAACGGAGCAGTAGCTGCTTTGTCTCCTGATATTATTAGTCCCGGTACTGTTCCTGTTCTTGAGTTGTTACAACTACACAAAGAACAAGCTACTGGTTTGTCTAAAGCCGCACAAGGCTTGAATGATACCCTTTATGTCTCTGGTAATTCAGAGGAAAAGATGCAACGGGCTATGTCTGCTGCACAGGTACGTATTCAATTTATGGCTCGTAGATTTGCTGAAACAGGTTTTAAACGACTCTGTGAAGGTGTCTACAAGACAATGCGTGATAAACTTCGTGGTAAAGAAATTAATTACTATGATCAAAATGACTTGTATAAGTCTGTTGATCCCGGCACTCTGCCAAGTGATCTAATGCTTTACGTTGATGTTGATGTTGGTGAAAACAGCAACACTAATATCATGAAGAAGATGAATGTGATTGGTCAACAGATTATTCCCGCACTGCAACAAGCAGGGGCTGGTGGAGCTGTTAACCCACAAGCTGCAGTAACTATTGCATGTAAAGCGATTGAGTCAATGGATCTTGATCCACTAGACTTCCTTGTTGACTACACTGATCCTAAGTTTATTGAACAAGCAATGAAGTCAAGAGAAGCTGAAATGCAATCTGCAGAAAAACAAAGACAGCTTGAGGAACAAGCTAAGATGATTGACATGGCACAAAGACAAGCAACGCTTGATCTTACTAATGTACAAGCTAAAAATGCCATGCAAGATAACACCAAACAACTTATGGTTGCTTTGGACAAGAGTTATCAAGAGTGGGGTAAGCTTTATATTCAGGCGGCTAAAGAAGGTGTTGCACCTCCTCCACACCCTGATGTTAAAGAACTTCTCACACTGGCTAAGTCCTTCATTGAAACTGACATCCACAATGATGCAAGTAAACCTCAAGGTAGTCAAGAACCACAACCGCAGGCTGGACCTGCAGCTGCTGGTGAACAACCAATGTAAATAACAAACCTCCCTCGTAACTGGGGGAGCCTTTCTAGAAATAATTATGGATAAATATCGTAGTGGCTTTGAAAAGAAGATTAAGCCAAAGATGAATCATGAAACAGGTGAATACAAAGTAGAGCCTTTTCGTGAAGCCCAGTTAGCTTTGGGTCGAGCACAGTTTGTTCAACGGGAACGTGAACAATTCTTTGGCGATGCCTACAGTGAAATCCTTGCTGACTTATTTGTTACATGGCTAAAGACAGAACCTCATTGTTCTAAAGAACGAGAGTATCTGTATCATACAGCTATGGCATTAGGTAGTGTTAAGGAAAAATTAGTTGGTATTGAAATGTACGGTAACAACGTAAAGTTCATGCAACAACAAAACAAAAATACCCAAGAGGGGTCTGAGGAAAACAATGAGTGATTTGAATAAAGCGAAAGAGGTGCTTGTAAAAGCACGACAAGAAATCCTACGTGAATTGGTCCAATGCGGATCAAATGGCGGTGTAGGTCGAGCAGGGAATTATGCACCAACCTTTGTTAATCTAACAAATGCTATTGATGCAATTGACCGTCTTATGGAAACACCTAAGTCGGACTTCGCTGAACGTATGGCTGTAGCTAAAAAAGCTAAAGCTGAAGCCAAACAATAACGGACACAAAGGTAAAAGAATATGAATCTAAACCATCTCTCTACCAGTACTCCCGCTTCTGAAATCAGCAGTGAGAGTTTTGATGACGGATCGAATAGTGCAGACTTGGAAGTAAAGAGCCTTGATGACATTCTACGTAATTCTCCAGCAGCAGAACTGTTGGGTCTTAAAGAAGAATCTCTACCACAAGAAGGTGAAGACGTCCCAAGTCCAGACGAAGTATCGGAAGAAGAAGCCCAAGAAGAGAACGATACAGAATCTGAAAATGACCTAGATGAAGAGGAAGAGTCAAGTGACTCGGAAGAAGAAGAAACAGTTGAGGATGATACGTCTACCCAAGATGCTGAATTACCTTCTGAAGAAGAAATTGACTGGGAGTACAAAGTACCCGTCACTGTTGACGGTAAAACTGAGTATGTTACCCTAGAAGAAATCCGTAAGGGTTACTCTACTGACAAACATCTATCTCAAAAGGGGCGTGAACTAGGCGAACTGAAGAAACAGATCGAACAGGAAAGAACAGAAAAGCTACAAGAGATTATTCAATTAGGTACAGTTATTAATGAAGAACTTACCGCAGTTGAAACAAATCTTGCAACGCAGTATCACAAAATCAAAGGCGATATCGATAAAGCCAAAGAAGAAGGTGATACATACACAGCACGAGAGCTTAAAGAGCAACTCGAAGATGTACAAGAAAAGTATTGGAAGGCACGTACTAAACGTGAACAACAAACTACTGCTGTTGTACAACAAATTCAAGCACGACAACTAGAACAACAACAAGTGTTACTGAAACAGTATGAGGAAAACATTGTTACCCTTATCCCTGATTACTCAGAAAAAGTTGCACTAAGTATTCGTGAATTCGCTCTTAAAGAAGGTATTCCAGAAGAATTACTTGAGTCAGTATATGACCCTAAAGTAGTTAAATTCATTAATGATTACCGTAAACTCAAAAATGCTAAAGAAACTGGTGAAGCAAAACGAAAGGCAACTCCAAACGTGAAATCGATACCCTCAAAGAAGGGAATCCCGAGTTCCCAAAAGGAGAAGCAAGCCGTTAATCAAAACCGAGCTAAAGTTCTTAATGGTCAAGGATCTAAACAAGACGAATTAGATTTTCTAAAACGTATTTCTTCGGTGAGCAAAAAACTTTAATACATTTCTCACTAAAAGGAAAATAAAAAATGGCTGGCAATAATTTTGCAACAGGCGGTCCTAAGGCTGCTGCACGTAGCTCCGCTGCTACAGGTAATGCGGTTAACGCAGGTGAACGTGAAGACCTGGCTAACTTCATCTCTATGATCTCTCGTGATGAGACTCCCTTCTTGTCCTCTATTGGTAAGACAAAAGCTACTGCTGTCTTCCACGAGTGGCAAACAGACGAACTGGCTGCACCCGCATCTGCGGCTGTTGCTGAAGGTGTTTCTTACGCTACTCAAACTGCTGCTCAAGGCGCTGAACCTTTCCGTACACGTTTGGGTAACTACACACAAATTAACTCTAAGACTGTTACAGTTACTGGCACTAAGCGTGCTGTTGACCAAGCAGGTGTCGCTGACGAATACGCATACCAACTCAAAAAGCGTGGTACTGAATTGCGTCGTGACGTTGAGTTCGACTTGGTAAACAGCTGGAACAGCTCTAACGGCTCTGGTACCCGTAAATTCGGTGGTTACCAAGCTTGGGTTAACTACACTGCTGCTACTACAACTCCCGCTACTGCTCTGAACGTGTTGACCACTGCTTCTGAGTACACTGCTCCTAGCAATCCCGGTGCTGGCGTTGCTGGTACTTTCACAACTGTTACCTCTGCTGACAAGAACTCTTTGGCTCTGTCACACGTAGATACAGTTATGCAAGGTATCTATGAGAACGGTGGTAAGGCTACTAAGCTGATGCTGTCTCCAGCAAACCGTCGTGTTTTCTCTGCTAAGGCTCAGTCTGCAGGTTCTAGCTCCAGCAATGCTGGTGATGGTAACGTTCGTAGAAATATCGATGCTGATGGTAAGCTCCGTCAGTCAGTCGAAATCTACATGTCCGACTTTGGCGACATCATGGTTGTTCCTAACTACGTAATGGGTATTTCTAATACTAGCGTTTCTGGTTTGGACAACACTGCCAACTTTACAGCGTTCTTGTATGACCCAATGTGGTTCAGCTACGCTAGCTTGCGTCCTCTGCAAGAAGTTGACCTTGGTCAGCTGGGTGACTCTATCATCGGTCAGATCGTTGAAGAGGGTACACTTGAGTGCCGTAATCCTAAGGGTTGCGGTATGATCTTCGGTTTGTCTGGCGCTTAATAGTAGCTAACTAACCTATGAAGGGGAGGTGAGGGAAACCTCGCTTCCCTTTTTTATTTATCTATTAAGGAACACAAATGGAATTTCTACGAATTACTGCTACAAATGGTACTCGTCAATACATTCCTGATAATCATGTAGTAAACGTTGCTACATCCGCAGACACACTTGATGCTGGCTCTGATTATGCCGCACCAAAAGTTATTCGTGGTAAGATTACTCAGGTGAAATATTATGATGGTATTAACGGAGATCCTGCAACTTTGGTGGTTGCGTCAACACCTGCTTTTACAGGTTCTAACACAAAATATGAGTATGGTTGTTTCACCAATGACGGTGCTTTTAGCAACTACATGACTAATTAATTAAAAGAGGACACATGGGCTTTTTATCACAAGAAGGAAACAAAAACAGTTTCCAAGTTAAGACTGACGAAAAAGACTTTCGTCTTGAACAAGATGTTGGAGCATACAAAGAGTATGCAGCACAACAACGAGAGCTAGACTCATTTGCGGCTAACGGTCGCACATACCGTTCGTTTGCTATTATCCCTGATATTGTTGCTATTGATATCCTGACTAAGTATGGTCTTGATATTCATTCAGACACATTCATGCATGAACCAGCAAACCTAAGAAAATTAAAACAAATTATTGAAACGGATTATCCTTTACTTAAAACAAGTAACGTAAAGGCACTCTGATATATAGGAGAATAATAACATGGCAACTCCCCGATATGACGCACTCGTAGATAAGGTACGTGACTGGTCAAACAAACCCGAAGTAAATACTATCCCAGATAGCGTCATCCAAGATTGCTTAAGTTATTCTGCCGATGAATGCTATCGACTATTGAGAATCCCTCCATTAGAAGCTACTTTACAATACACTGTTGAAGAAGCAGACAATGCCGGAGAAAATAGTTTAGGTCTTCCCTTTGGAAACGCTTTTACTTCATTTAATATTCCTGAAGACTTAATTCAATTTATTTCTATCAGAACACTAGCTCGTGAAAATGATGGTACTGCTTATTCCACATTCCCTTCTAATGTTAGTAAGGTTTTTCATGAAATTACAGACTCACGTACATTCTTTGACTTGTACAGTGAGAAGTATTCTTCATACAACTGGATGTGGAAAGATGGCAAAGTTTACATTCACCCACAGTTAGCTGTTGGTGCAGTGTTAGAGGTTAGCTACTATCGTAGGTTACCAGCTCTTGATGCTACATACTTAGTAGTACCAATTAACTACTTAATAGGTTTGTCTGATTCAAACCAACCTTATCTTACACTAACAACTGATACATCAGAAACACCTTTGTATTTTTCTACTGCTAACTCTGTAACAAAATGTTTTGCTACATCGGCTGAAGCAGCTGCATACAATTCAACTGTAACTACAAAATACTATATTGGTAAAGAAGTATCCAATT